GCTAACAAAAGTTAGCTACGGTTTAAGACTTATGGATTACGCAACAACAGATGAACGCGAATACGTTTACATTATTGACGCTTGTTTTAAAGATGGCGGTTATTACATTGCAGGTATTAAGAAAGAAGTAAAACGCGACGGTTTGACGTGGTGGGATTACGAATGTATTAACTGGAACGCAAAAGACAACGCTGACGGCACCTGGTCGCGTTATGTGAGCGAGGCTGAGGCGGTTAACGAATTGCTTACAGCTAAGGCTTTAAAAACGATGCGCAAACGCCGTAGCGAGAGCGCTACTACTGCTTTTTTAGAAAAGCTACCGCTGGACGAAAAAGTAGAATTGTGAGGTGAGCGTTTATGAAAAGTTATTACATTACTTATTACAGCTATAAAAAAGACTTGGCGCAATATTGCAGCACGAAGGCTGAAGCTTGCACGTACTTAGCGAACAACGTGAGCAAGCTTTGGCGAGACGTGCACGTAGACGGCGCGTATGGCGACTTTTTTGCTGAACGTGCGGACACTGAGCTTGAGAACTTGCGTACAGTGTTTATGGACTGCGCAAAAGGTGAGCGTGATATTAATCAAGAGCTGGCAATTTTGGATTGTGAGAGCTTGAGTGTTAATGTGGTGATGGCTGATCCAAAAAATATTTTATACGCTGATTTAGTAAGCGACGTGCGACGCGGTGTGACAAAAGTTGTGAAAGATATAGCAAAGGAGTTGACAGACGATGAAATTTAAAAGCGGTAAATATTACGTAGTGATAGAATACACTTACGACGGTAACAAGCTAACAAAAATTAAACGTGTAAGCGAACTGGTAAGCGCAATGACTGCGAGCGACTACGAAGACTTACTTATTTATAAAGGCGAGCTTAAGCAAAAGGCTGAGTTTAACTTTAACGCGTATAAGGATACGGCAGGGCGTACACGTATAGCGATTTACGAAACTGACGACGAGGGCTACGACGCGAAAGGATGCGCGGTGATTGTTGGTACGACTGGCAAAAATAGCGTACTCCTACGACGCTTTATAACATCCGACGAGGGACGTCCTCAGATTGACGAGTTGGAGGTTTAGTATTATGCTACTAACTCTACTCGCAAGGGATTTAGCGTGTGGCGTAGTTGAAATGATATTACGCTACTACAAATAAAGAAAAGAGCCATGACGGCTCTTTTTTGCTTTTGTTTAAGCTTTGTGTTATTATTGCTGTGGCGCATTTACGCCAGTCGCTTTTAGGTCTTCGATTTGTTTGACAACGTCCGCTGATGCGTCTTTAAGTGCTTTAGCAACGTCTGATGATGATGCGCGTGAGTCGATGAAACGCCCGAAGTCTGCGTCGTTGAGATTCAAGTGTTTTGCTCCTGCGGCTTGTAATTGTAATACCGTGTCCATGTCTCCGATTCCGAAAACTCGGTCATTTACTACGGCTACGTATCCGCTGTCACCTGTGTGATTTCGTGCTACAAAGTCTGTCATGTTATTTTCCTCCGTTGTTGTATTAATAATATCTGTGTCGTCTGTTAGAAAAATGGATTTGTCTAATCCGCCTGCGATGGCTGTTGACGTGAATTGCCACGCGATTTGTCCGCTCATATCTGGATTTAATGGCCAATAAGGCTCAGGCGTGATGTCATAGTTCGGATATGCGGCAATCCAAAGGCACGGTCCGAACGTTGCGACAATTCTGTCAGCGTCCACGTTTGCGAGCGTGTAAGGTTTGTACGAGTAATAAAGTGGCTTGTAACCAGCGTCCTTACAACGTTGCATAAAGTGAATGATTGCGTCCGTGTTTGCGTTACGGTCTCCGCTTGCGTCGTCCTCATAGTCACAGACTAAGTATTTTACATTAGGATATGGCAAGTTCGACAAAAAGTGTGAGGCTTCTGCGTCCGCTTGTGCGACTGAGCCTCCGAACCGTGCGAAATGGTAATAACCGATAGCGTTTGATGTTTGCACCTGTTGCGATGCGACAGGGCTAACCCATCCGCTACCCTCCGACACTTTGATAATTGTGTCTCGCGTTCCTGCTTGTTCGCAAATGCTTGACATGTCGCCTGGTTGGTAGGCGCTAACGTCCAAAAAATATTTATTTGTACGCTGTGCGCTTGTTTGTGTCAAACCTTTGCGACGGAATGCAGTCGGATAAGTTGCGTCGTACGGTAATTGTACGATATTGTACACGCCGTCGGGTGCGCCTTGATTCTGTCCGAAAAAGTTGCCGTAGCCATTGCCTGCGTCGCTGTCAAAAATGGCGACATGACTCACGGGCGTTGCAGGGTGTACTTTAAAAATCGCGATGTCACCTGGTTGCATTACTTCCACTTCATCAAAATTGTCAAGCATACCGTTACTTTGGCGTTGCTCCCAGATGTCTTTTGCATAGCCCGACGCGGTACAGTTTGCATAAGGTACGCCGAGGTATTGGCAATAGTCAGCGTAGCCGTCCCAGCATTGATTTCCGTACCATCCGTCGATGTCTACGCCAAGCGACATGTGAGAATTTTTATAGTCTTGGTAACTCATTTATTTTCCTCCTTTGTCTAGTTTTGATTCGTAGCGTTCGATCTCTGCTCGGATTTTGGCTTGCAAGAATTTTGGTGTAATAACGCCCATGACACCGAGATTCTCGACAATACTCAAAGCGTAATTTAGCAAGCTGTAAATAACAAGCGTAACGCCTAGAGTCGTCATGTCAAAATCAATGGCTAAGCCATACGCAAAGACATAAACGAGCAAAGTTGTCAAGTGTTTCAAGAGTCCTTTAACACCGACAGCGCTGTCGGTAACTTTCCAGACGTAGCTTTTAGCGTAGCCAGTCGCAATGTCAATAGCAATGACAATTGTAAGCAAAACCGTCCAATCGCTTTGAGCTGCTTTCAAAAGTGCGCCGTAAAGTTGATGTTCTACCATATTTCTCACCTCCTTTCAATGTTTATAAGATTTTAGATATGAGAGATAACATGTAATTTTTAGCTTCAGCGTTCTCGTACCAGATGCAATTTTTTAAGTAGCATTGTCTTAGCGTCCAAGCGAGATCTGAGCTTCTGTCCATGTAAATAAGTCCATTCTCAGACTCGCTAGGGTCAACGCTGTAAATGTTGCGGTGTTTGTCATATCCCACTTTGACGTAAACAAGACCGTTACAACTGTAACAAGATAACGTGATTCCGTCGATATAGAGAGAGTATAAGTAAGTCTTCTCACCTTTGAGTTTGCCGATGTTTTTACCTCGATCCACTTGAAATTTATTATTTGCTACGCTGTCATAAATTTTTGAGTCCTTGATAAGGTGATAAATGTCGTCGTCTGAGCTTCCGTCAAAAGGTTGGTTAGGCGGAAACTCAATTAAGATGCGTCGGTCTTTGAGATTGTAAAAGCGTCGGTCTGTATTTTCGTAAAATTTAAAATACGCAAAATACGGATTGTTAATATTCGCAGCATTTGACAAAAGATACACGTGACAGTTTTTACGCTGTCGAAATACCGAAATGAGTAAATTCAGAAACGCTTCGACCTCGTTTTTTAAATAGCGTTTGTTAGAGCTTGTGTCTATAAGTACTTCATCGAACATTATAAAAAATACATTGTCATATTCCGAACCTTTTAAATTTACCCACGTCGAGAGACTTTTTAGATATATGACTACGCGTCCATTTAGCATAATCTTTCCGCTTGTAATAACGAACTCGCCCTCTTCAAAACCTTTAAGCGTGCTAGTAAATATGATTTTGGTTTGTGTTCGCGATACGTTCACTTCTGCTTCTTCGTAATTCTCAAAAACTTGTTCTAACATAATTTTAGGGAAAAAGCTTTCTTTGTCGATACCGTCCAGCTCTGTTTTGTTTCGCCGTAGGTAAAGGCTTTGTTTTCCGTTTTTAACGAATTGTTGTAACAAGTATTTTTTCATCGCGAAAGTCTTCCCAATATCACGCCCGCCGATGACAAAATTTAAAAATTGATTATACGAGAGCATTTTCTGTGGATTGTACCATTCTTTTTTATGTTGTTCCATCCATTGTTACACCTCCTTAATCAAAATTTCTGTAGCTGTCGAGGACTGCTTGATCGTCCGCGCGATTTGGGTTTTGCGTATAAATGTCAAACGGTTTCGGCTTAGTATAATCTAAGTATTTCGCTTCCCAAATCCGCACACCCGACGCTAAAATATTTTTAATCATTGCTAAATCGCTCTGAGGTGCTTCAAGTCCGCTTACGTCTGCGCTTGTAAGTTTGATATAGTTAAACGCTTGACGGTTGTAAGCATATTTTAAAACGTCGTTTGATTCTGTTTGATAGATGTAACCGTATAGATGCATGTACGTCAGTACAGTTTTTAATTGTTCAGGATATGGAAAACGAATGCGGATAAATAAACCTTGTTGATAGTTCGACGTTTGGAAAGAGATGTCGTTACCCATCTGTTGGATGCTATCGGGTTGATTTTGTAAGTCCGTCATGGTTGCATTAAATGCGCGAATTTGTTGGTCAATGGCTGTTTTTGCTTGCAAGTTTGCGAGCGCTGTGGATTGACTTCTTAATTCGTTTTCGTCTTGCGCGAATGAGCGATTTACTTTAGCGTTTGTAACATCCATCAAGGATTGTTGAACGTTGTAATAGCCGTTAAGCCCTGCTTTTGCGGTGTTGCTTGCCGTTGACATAAATTTGCCCATGTACGTTTCGTCTTTTTTGAGCGGTGAAAAAATGTCGAGTGCGTTTGTTGCTACGTCCACTGTTGCCATTACTCCTGCTTTTCCGCGCTTAAAGACGCTTTGGTCTACCGCAAAATTCGCACCGTAAATATTTTTATCGTTTGCGAATGACGTCTGACGGTTGTTCATGTCCGCTTGTTGTCTTTGCAGGCTTGCGTTTTCATTAAAGCTTGCTTGTTGCGCTTTGATTTGTGCAGCGTGTCCTTGGATGTAAGTCGCCGTAGCATCGTCCAAAATAGTAAGGTTTTTTCCTGTTGTGTCAAAAATCCCATATTGCATAATATCCCATTTAGAGATAATATTTTCGTCAGCTTTTCCTTTAATCTTAAAGGTTTTGTTGTTTTGGTCCACGATATTATGCGTATGTCCATATCCTACCAGACCTGCGAAATTGTAGTTCTGGTCGCCGACAGACCCTAAGAGCATAATAGCTGATTTGTTGTAATATTTACCGTCTTCGGTTTGTAAGTTGTTTAATAGTTCCAACTGGTAAGCGTACGTATTTCCGTAATAATCGTATAGTTCAACGTCAATAAGTTCGGAAATAAGAAGCAATTGGTTCGCCATGTGAACAAAACGTTCGCCAAGCGTATCTTTAATATAGCTCTTTAAGCGTTTTAAGATTTTTGGCTTAAGCTCGTCAATTTCAATAAATTTCGGCGCTGCTTTTGGATGCTCTACAATTTTTACAATATAAGCCGCACTATTTGCACCGCCTGAACCATCGCCACCGCTTCCGTCGCCTGCGACGTCTGGGTTAATTTTACCTCCTGCGAGTACATCTGGCGGTATACAAATACTAGAAATAGCATCTGCGCGGACGTGAGAAATCGTATGATCCAAAACAATATGATTCGTGTTGTAGTTTTGCTCGATCGTGTGTAAGTTGTGTCCGTCGTAGCTTACGCATACACCCGTGTGTCCGTTCACACCTGTGCCCGTTGGCCCATAGTTCGGTTTATAGTTAATTAAGCATCCGCCAGCGTTTTTTAAATCTTCTTCGGACGGGTTGAATTTTACACCCCACCCGCACGATTTCCAATCGTACGCCGAACCGATTGCGTAAGCGTTGAAAGTGTCCCCAATATTTTTGTAAAGGTTTCCAACGCCTGCACCGAGTCCAGGCGCATCAACGCCGAGATCACGGTAGCACTTACAATAGTAAGACGAGAGAGCGTAACACTCAGCATTACCAACACTTTGATTATTTAAAGTTTTTAATTTTGCGATTACTTTTTCGGTAACTTCTGCAGGCTTTGGCGCTGATGCTGTTTTTCCGTCGCCTCCGTTACCCGCTTTGTCGTTCGGTCCAACGTCGTTAATAACGGCTTTTACAACAGGTACAAAACTTTCAGCGTATGCGCGACGCTTGTCCGCTACTGGAATCCCTGCACGTTCCCAACGTGTGACAAAAATGTCTGATAAGTTACCTGCGCTGTCATTTCCAGAAAGTACAGCTTTAGCCGTTTCGCTTTCGCCTGGCTCATTTAGGAGCCAACCGACCTGCGCTTCGATAGTGTGTTCGGAGATTCCTTTCGAGTGCGCATAGTTTCTCAAACCTTGCGCACGTGTTGACGTCCATTGCCAAAGCCCCAGACCTGCCGCAACATCGATCGTATAATCCATCGAGCTTTCTTGCTTCGCGTTTCCTAAAAGTGCCGCGATTCCGTTTACTGTTGCAGGTGGATAATTTGCTTTTATTGTTTTTGCAATGCGCTCAGCGATTTCTTTTTCACTTCCTGTCGGTCCTCCGACAGTTACAAGATCCCCTGAACCGCCTGACGGTGCGGCGCTTGATTGACGTCCGACACCTACAACATTAAAAATGTCACCGTCCGCTTTTTTAATTTTGACAACGCTTCCGTCATAGTCGTAGTCAATTCCTAAATAACGTGAGTAATACATATTTACAATATTATTAGTCGCGATATGTTGAGCGTCTGCGGTGTTGTCTTTTGTTGGGCTAATATGCTTACCGCCAACGGTTATACCAAAGCACTCAAGCAAAATCGTCACGATCGGTTTTGGCGGATAGGTTTGACCGTCAAGCTCAAACTGTTTCGTCATTTTTCCTGCAATTTCGACAGGTACAAAATAGTATTTAAGACTTTTTTGAGTTCCTGAGAATGACATGTCTGACGCTGGTGTTCCTGCCTCGCCTTTAAATTTAAATTCTGGCTTAGCTACAATAACGAGCCAGTCGACGAGATTTGCACCGACGTCGTAAATTTCTTCGGTTGCTTTTGATCCAACGTTAAAACCTTGTGTATTTGTGTGACGTGCTCTAAAGTTTTTATCATCGCTCGGTAAATATGGTAGATACTGCGCAATAGTTCCGCTGACTTGCGTGTTCTTATTAAATAACATAGGTTGGTAGGTATTCCAAATATCCAACTCATAAATTATTTTTGTAGTGTTCTCGTTAATATAAGCTATGTCGTATACAAAAGCGTAATATTCTTTACCAGCGTTTTTAAAAAACATGTAAGTCGCTGTCTCAAATTGTTCCTGACGTCCGCTGACGTAAATTTCACCCGTCCGTGAAATAAACTGAAAATTATCAGATTCATAAATCTTTTTCAGGTGCGGTGAGTCTGTATCAAAATATCTCTGCATCTCGTCTCGATTGTTAAAGTGAATGACGTTCGCGTAGTCGCTTCGAAACGGTGACTTTGAGTAAAGTTTAATTTTTGTTGTTTCTTTGACCAAGGTTATTTTATCCTTTCTAGCTAACATAAAATAAAAATAGTGTTAGCTTTTTAACTAACACTATTATATCATACTTTGTATTATTATGCTAGTACAAGTTATCGTTTTTAGTCGCCGATTTCCGTCTGTCCGACCCACGTGCCAGCGTGGCGGATGCGGTGCTTACCTTGTCCTGTTGCCCCTCGGTCAGCGTTTGACATTGTCGAGACGTCTGACCATGTTCCGCTTTTGCGAATTTTAAACCAACCATTGTGTTTTTGATGACTTTTAAAAATTCCGCTTTTACGAGTCGCCCAGGGTTTAAATTCAGGCGGTGGAAAATAAGCAATAGCGTCAAACCAAAGCTCAATTTTATTGTCACCTGATGGATCAGCGGCTAAGTCGTCGAAACGAAGAAGCTTGATCCCGACGTGTTGCGTATGTGCTTGCGCAAACTCTGACTTTTTAATAGTAAGAATTGGAACACTTCCAAACACCGTCGCACCGCCGAGGCTTTGATTATAGTTATAACCAACGCCCGACTGATAATGTAAGTCTACAAGTGTCTGACCGTTGGCATTTACAAGCGAGTCGTGAACAGGAAACGGTGTCCCGCGTCCGACGCTTGTAATAGTTAAACCGTAGCCACTCACACCCTTAACTTTGATTTTAATTTCGTCGTCCGTTTCCTCAATGTCGTAGTCAAAACTCACACGCGTGTCGATGCTTTCGTTCCACGGTGACGTAGTCGTATAAGCATTGTACATGTGGAAAATGGACGTGTTGCCTTCGTAGCTTACGCCTTTATATGTACCCCCTTGAATAACAACAGGTTTTAACTGGAAGTCTACGCGTCCGCCGTTTTTAAGTTGTGCCATACTTAAACACCTCCTGCAAGGTCGTCCTCAGTTTGTCCGTTATTCGTGCGAATAAAGTGTCCGCCATCTGTCGCTCCACCGAATACGTTAATATTACCTGTTGCGATGTTGCGATCTGGCTTAAGATTACCGTTTTCCCAAGCGCCTGAGCGTTTCAAGTTGTCGATAATCTTGTTTAGATTGTTTTCAATTTCCGTGATACCGAGCTTATCTTTCAAATCTTTGAGAAATGCGGGGTCGTTTAAAAGCTCTTTAAGGTAGTCTTTAAACCATTTTTGCATCTCTGGATCATGCATAATATCTTTCAAGTATTCCTTGAAAAATTCACGCATGTCAGGATCTCGGAGAATGTCTTTCAAATAGTTCTTAAACCATTCTTTTAAATCGCTATTTAGGACATCTTTGAGCAAGTCGCTGAAGATTTTGCGGAACTCGGTCGAGTGTGCAAAGCGTCGGATTAGCTCAGGAATTAAGTATTCTAACAAGTCAATCAGCGCATTTTTAAAATCTTCAAACTCGTTTTCTAAGGCGGTGAAGTCGTCCAAGAGTTGTTTGAATGCACGTTGAAGCCATGCAATGAGCTCGTAAATGGAATTAGCATTATCAAAGCTCGTCGGAAGCTCTGGAATTAAACCGAAACGTTCAATCCAGTATTGACTATAGCGACCGCGGTAATTTTTGAAGAAATCTTCGTTTTCGTTAAACATAATCGATCACCTCTTTTTTTTAGTAGATTGTTTTGAGAATAGGTGGACATTTTGTGCCAGGCTCAAGCAATTCGCTCGCTTTAATTGTTTCAACGTCCGCTGTGTCGACATTGTACGTTTTAATATCAAAATCAAGCAATGCTTGAGCGTCTTCCTTATTACCACCGAATGTGACCGATGTGCCAGATACGCTTACATGAACAGGAAGCCAGTATTTGCCCATATCAATCAACAAACCTCCAGAGACAATGATTCCGCTGTCAAGGTCGTCCTGCGTAAAATTCGTACGTCCCTTAGCTTGCGAGAGTTGAAGGAGCACTTTCGCAGGAGTAGTAGGTGTGAAGTTTAGCCAGTCGCGGATTTGTCCGAATTTGCGAGCAATCGCAGGGACGTAAGAACCAAACGCAATGCTTGTAACAACGTCGGAGCCTGGAACTAAGCGAATACGTAACAGGTTAAAACTGTTAATTCCTGGTAGATGTGGCGATGCGAGGCGGTGGTCGAAGTCTGTTTCTAAATCTTTAGTGTTTGTAGATCCTTCGGCAAACTGCATCGATACGGTCTGTCCACCGATGACAAACTCTACGTCATTCACACCTGCAATACCATTTCGTAAAATTTCTTTTCGCGATTCTTCCGACACGCGGAGAGGTTCAGCGCTGTTTGTTGTGTTAGCGTTCTTTAATTTTTCAGCAAGTGCGTCAATTGCTTTTTTAAGTTCACCGTCAGCGGTTTTAGATGCTTCACCGAGTTTTGTTACTGCATCTGTTACGCTTGCAATGTCTGAGACTTCTTTTGTTTTAGCGTCCTCAAGTTTTTTCGCTAATTCATCCGCTTTTGCGTTAGCTTGTTCAGCTTTAGTTTTTGCATCTTCCGCTTTTGTTTGTGCGTCTTGAGATTTTACTTTTGCGTCTCTTGCGTCGTCTTGCGCGCCTTGGACAGCAACACCGAGCGCATCAAAGTCAGGTAGCGCTGGTTTTGCAACTTCCAAGCGGATTTCACTAACTTCACGCGTAAACGCTGTACCGCTCGTGTTTTCGGTATCAGGTTTTAATGTAACGGTGATGGTTACATTTTCTGACACGCTGAGAGCTGTCGCGTCTGTGTTGTCCAAAGCGGTATAAAAGTCGACGTATGTCAAGCCTTCGAGACGTCCGCTCGTTGCTCGTTCTTTGTCAGCTTCACTAACGTACAATTTCGCGTCTTTTGGCAATGTTTCGAGCGTTGCTTTTAATTTGTCAATCTCGCTTTGGAGTTTTGCGTCCGCGGTTTTACTTGCTTCGGTCAGCTTGCTCAACGCGTCTGACACATTTGCAATTTGAGTAATAGCAGTAGTAGCTTTTTGATCCGCAAGTCCAGCTTTTTCAGCTGCTTTGTCAGCTTTGTCTTTTGCTTCTTTAGCGTCATTTAAAGCTTTTGTCAAATCTGCTTCAATGAGAGTACCGTCGATGACGGCTTTATCTTTTGTTTTGTTGATACTCAAATATTTGCCCGCTGTCTCAACGTTAAGCCCGCGGTAGTCGTGTCCGAGTGCGACAGATTTCTTAGGATCGTCCGTTCCTTCATCCGCTGTTGTAACGCTAGTCGTTACGAACGGAGTCCCTGAAACCTCGTTCACTTTGTCTGGATCCGCTTTAACTTTTAATTTAAAGTCACCATCACGCTCAGAAAAGTCAACACTCGTAAGGGCATCTTTACCGCTGACCGAGATATCTTTAATTTTTTGGTGTTGTTGAAATTGGATGGTTTTAGAAACTGGTAAAGGTCGTTTAGTTGATTTAGTCATAATGTTTAATCCTCGTTTTCTTTAAAGGTAAATTTCATGGTTTTTGGATGGAGTTCTGCGAGCTGTTTGAGATAGAGAACAGCTTGTAAAAGCATTTTTTTCGTTTGCTTCGTGTACGCTATTTCAGCGTAGCTGTATCCGTCCGCGGTTTTCTTGTCAATGATTTTGTGAGTGAAAGTGTACGTTATAGCCTGAAAAGCAGTCGTCGCACGTGCACAATCTTCGCGCCCCGTGGCGCTGTGCCCTCGGACGGTGAGGCGGAGACTTGTTTCGGTCATTTCTGCCAAAATTGTAATCATAATTTTTCGTGCCCCTCTCCTCCGACAAGTGAGACACGCTTTTCGCCGTCGCGGTTGTTCATAGCCGTGAGATTAAATTTGTCCCAATCTTTCAGATAATGAACCCACCCTGGACGTTTCAATCCTCGGTTGTCATAGTCATAGACGCCGATTTCTTCCCACGAATCCGTATCGTCCCACGGTTTTTCATAGTCCGCTTTAAATTTAAAATTATTAGATGTGAGAACGCCGTTATCCCAGTGCGTTAACTCGTTAATAATTGGAATACGACTAAAGTACTCATTATCGTCAATAACTCGCCCAAAGCCTTTTAATTTTGACTTAGATAAAAGCTTATCTTTACTATAATAAACGCCGAGCACTTTAAAACGGATGAAACATAAACAGTTTAAATCGTCGCCTGATGTCGTCACCGATGTAAGCGGTTTGTTTACAACTTTCGAGCGTGTTGATTTAATACCCCAAAATTCAGCCGTTGACGCGTCCGCGTAGTAGTATAGCACCGCTCTCGCTTTTACATAGAGATTTTTTAAGCGTTTGCCATAGCGTGGATTCGACACTTTAAAATAGTACAGCTCGTCGCTTTCAGGTTGAAAGTCTTGCGGTACTTTAATTAAAAGCTGAGCTAGATATTTGTCATAGCTAACTAAATTGTCGTTAGCGATTGTTAATTCTCGCATAGTTTGTCCTTTCTAAGAGTCACCAGACTTGTAAAAAGAGTGGCTCTAAAATGTTGAAGATTTCAAATGTCAGGTCTTCCATTTGCGCGAGTTGGTTGTAACGTTGAGCGAGTTGACCGCCTGCCCATCCATGCGTGTACGAGTGGTGGTCTTCTTTTCCTTTGGCGTTCCCTTCACCGAGAGCATTCGCATAATCAATCGCGCCGTATTTTTCGTCATGATCATTGTCATAAGTTATGCTCAAATGTTCCTGAGGCGTAGTGTTGCTGATTGACAATGTGTGACTGTCGTTCTTAGAGCTTCCGTCGTTGTACATGTTCGTATCTTGGTTCATCTGATCGAGTGACATGTTTTTAAGAGTATCACGGACTTTAAACAAATTCAGACAATCCGTGTTTAGCTCTTGTTCTAAAAATACTTGGAAGCGTGCGAACGTTTCAAAGCCAATTTCACGATTATAGAAACGCTGACAGAATAGCTTTTTGAAGTCGTCATCGACGTACTTATTCAGGTGCATGTCTTTGAAAAGCTCGTTGAAAGTTTGGTCAATGATTACATTGTAGTGAAGGAAGTCGCCGTTTTCGTCTACGGCTAGACCGTCAAGATTTCCTGTAATCGGATTACGATACCGAGATTTTAAAAATTGCTCGATAGTTACTGTCGTGTTATTTTGCGTCATGGTTGTAAACCTCCATCTGCGTTATCGTCAAGATTTTCGGTGTTGAGGTCTTTTTCAACGTCCGCAAAATTGAAACGTTGCACCCACTCCGCAGGTTCGACGTCAATATTGAGTCCATAAGCTTCATTAATACGTTTCACTGCGTTTCGTCGTGACTTCCAACCGACCTCAATATTTGCTGAGATAATACCTGCATTTGAAATTGCTTCAGCTGTAACTAAGCGCTCAGCTTTATCCACTGGGTTATTATTAATACCGATAAACGTAAGAAGCTGATTGATAACGCGGTTCTTTTCGTCGTGTAACTTATCCAAGAGGTAAGGAGCTTCCGTCCTAAAGACTTTGATACGGTCATCCAACTGTTGAAAGTCTGCGGTTCCTGCCGCGTTTTTTTGCGTGTTGGCGTATACAACAGGTTCAAAGCTTTGGATTTTGTTAAAAATATTTTTAAGACTAAGGACAGATTTTTCATCAGCCAAAACGAAGAACGGCGTGACCTGTGCGTTGCGGTTGAGTTGGATTGTCATTTCAATGTCCGCGAGCTTTTCGCAGTAAAGATGAATATAATCTAAATACGGTTCAAAAAGATTATTGTTTGGAATAACAATACACGGTTTATCCGTTCGTGTTTCATCGTGCATTTTTTGAAGTAAGTCAAAATCTCGCTTACTGTACGCAATTTGCATTTTTGGAAAGCGCATTTGCTGAGCTGCGTTTACTGGAAGATAAGTCGTAGGATAGTCGTAAATGTTAAGCTCTTGTCCGCGTGTTCCACCTTGGACAACATAACCGAGTTCATCGTCCTCAAAAAACGCAACGTGTCCATTTTCCAAAAGCTTACGCTCTATGAACAATTCATCAAGGTCATTCGGTAAGTTGTACCATGAGAAGTAGTTGACCACGATGTCATAGAAATAATTAAAGTAAAAATTATACCAGGCTGTACGGTTGCGGTCGACCGTGGTTTTACTGTGATCTATGCGTCCGAGTGTTTTTGTATATTCCTTGAGACTGTGATAATTTACAGTATTCAAATACTTTTCCTCGCTTTCTGTGATTTTATAAAAGCCCTAAACCCGTGAGGGTAGGGCTAGTAGAGGAATACTATTAGTCTTCCACGTAGAACATGTGAATGTTTTCGAAAAGTGAAAGGCTTGTGAGGTAATGATGATGATAGAAGTAGTTGTAAGACATTGTCTTTGGATTGCGGATGCTTTCCATGTGTACGAGTTTGTCTTTTAGGATAATTGAGTTCTTAGAAACAAGGAAGGCAACAGGACGGCGTCCGTTGTTTTGTCCAGCTCCTGTGAATTTGTCAAAGAAGTCAACGACGATTTGACGAGCTTGGACTGATGCTTTATCCATGTTAAACGCGTTAGCGAGCATCAGATCAATATCTGTACTATATTCAGCATCGATAATCAAGTATTGATCTTCGAGTGGCGTTGCGTTCGGTACACCTACTGGATTATTAGAGTGAGCTTTATCGCGTGAAGGGATGGTAAACTGTTTCGATTTCGCGATAATGTCTTTCACCATCTCTTCGATATAGTTGTTATGCGTTGTATCTACTTTAGTACCAGCGACCGTGATTTGATGTGCTGTCCCTGCGTTGTCTGTGTAAGTGACTTCAGCAAGCGAATCGTTAAGCACTTGTTTAACTGCTGCATATTCGTCAAGCGTATCAGAACTAATCAAAGATGTGAACATCTTGTCAATAAATTCATCAAATGCCATATCGCTCGTAAACGCTTTTTGAACCCAAGCGCGTTCAAATGTACGGTCGTAGCGGTATTCGTTGTTAAGTTTGTGATAGAACACTTCAATATCTGTATCAGCAAACGCAAACGGATGACCGTTATCTTTTGCGTTGAAGTTATTACGTTCCGCAGGTGCGACGTAAATTTCTTCAAGCGTGTCACCAAACTCAAAGATTTCGCTCTTGAAAATTGCAAGCGGGTTTTCATACGTGAGAGCCTTAACAACAACTGAGCCAATACGGTTAATGAGTTGTTCAAAAAATTCATTTTCGTGAACCTGGAATTGTTGCGTCGGAATGTTGCTGTGGTTAATAGCGCCCTTGAGAACAGGGATATCGGCTTGATAGGCGTTTGAAGCCTTTTCGCGAATAGCGTTCAAAAGATCTACGTTTGTTACATTTTGCCCAGTTTCTTTGGACATAAAGCGTGTAATTTTATTACTCATAGTTATTCTTCTCCTTCTTCAACAGGTGTTTGATTATTTTCGTTAACTTCGGTTGTTTCGAGTTCGTCCGCACGTTCAACGCGTTCAGGGTAATTTTGTTCACGGTTTGCGATGTTGTCCGCAGGCGTTTCGAGAGGTTGTTCAACGTCGGTAGGTGCGTTAGTTTCCACGGCGCGGTCTGCGTAAATAGCTTTAAGCTCGTCGCGACCGTACCAGTCAATTTTAGGTAAATTCATTTTTTTGGTGTCCTTTCTGTTAATTAAAACAAGTCGTTAATCTGTGCAATTTTTGAGACTGCTTCTTTAGCTTCTTCAGCTGCTTCATTTTGTTTGCCGATTTGACGATAAAGCGTGTTGTTTGATGCCATGAGACCTTGGTTTTTCTTGTTAAGGTTTGCGACATCCTCGTTAAGCGTTGCCACGATTTCATCAATCGTGCTCACAAAATCTTTCAACGTGATCAAGTCTGCGAGAATTGATTCGATTTCATCGTCGTTTCCGACACGTTCAGGTAGCGAGTCGAGAAGCTCGAGAGCGTCTTTAGTTTCAAAAGCTGTTTCCATATTTTGGAACACCTCCGTTTCATTTATTTGTACTATTATAGTAACACAAGACGACAGATATGTCAAGTGCCTTGACACTTTTTGATGTTTGTGTTAAGATAATAATACAAGAAGCACCGACTGTGATTGACGCATAGCGCCAGGACGATTACGCATTGAGTTGCGCCTGACGCTTTCGCATCTTAATCACGTGCTTTGTCAGTTGCTCTCGGATAGTTTCTTCAGACAGTTTCTCAGGAAGCTGTTTTTTATATATAAAAAATCCACTTAAACATCTCGTCTAAGTGGTAGTAGTGGTAGAGCTGTAAAGTATAGATAAATAAGAAAGAAAGGAGATTTTATGATTTTAATAAGAAAGGTGGTACTTCATGTAGTATGACTCATGTAATGTCCGAGATAGACGCTCTACCTTGCCTATCTCTGTACTATTATAATAACACACTAACTCAAATACGTCAAGCGTCAGGATACAAAAAAAGAGCGTTTTTTATAAACGCCCCCGATAGCCTGAGTAGTGCTGTAACTCTAACGCGTACCGCTAAAAACAGTACAAAAAAAAGAGCGTTGCACTACTAACGCCCCAGATTTTAGCGATACTCTGTGAGGCAATACCACTTAACCTCACATCATTATTATAGCAAAACTTTAAAAAATTGTCAATAGTCAAAATCGTCAATGGCTTTAATTTCAAATGTTGTCGTCACGATTGACATACCGCCACGACGACCAATCATTTTTTTAAGACCATCGAACTTTTGCCCGACCTTGAAATTATCAAAGGTTACTTGTTTCTTGACTGCGTCTGTCATGCCTGCTACCTTTACGTGTAAAGAGCCGTCTGTCTTTTCAATCGCATAGCACTTTTGACGAATGTATTTAAAGCGAACGCCTGAAACTTCCAAGTCAAACGCACCAAGTTTTTTTGAATCAACTTCAAATTTTACTTCTTTAGTCGTCAAGTGTACCGCGTCGGTGTCGCTATAGACAAAGTTATCACGATGCATGAGAGCAACTGATACAATATATGTACGAGCAATAGATGCGATGGCGGCAGTCATAGGCGCATAAATTGCTTTTACAAAAGTATCACGTCCTTTTTCATAAACCACACGCCCAGACGTTTCGTCGATTCGTGGATCTCGATTAGTCAATCGAGTCTTAGCGCCAAACTTTCCGTAAAGACTCACGAGCATAGCTTTCGCATGTTGTCGACTAAAAGGAGTAGATGCTTCTTGTTTCTCAGCATAGTATTTATTTACATACGTATCAAAGAGACCGCGAGCACCTGCAAAAGTTACCTGTTTCAGAAAGACAAAATCTACAACATCATAGCTTTTAAGGAAAAGCTGATATTCAGTCCAAGTCATGCAAAACGTAGAGCGTCCTTTAGTTTCGTAGGTCAAGTGTCCGTCGCCATACATGCTGTTTACTGTTTTAGCGAAAGGGAAAAATCCGTCTTTCAATTCAAATTCACACTCAAACGAGACGAAAGAGACCTGAGATTCTAAAGGAGCTTTAGGCCACGTTGTATTAATTTCAACAGGCTTACCATAAGGGAGAACAGCTGATTTTTGGATAAAGGCGTACATACTATTAATATCAAAAACATTAATTTCACCTTTAATATCTTTATCAACGTATTTTGGAACGACATAATTCCAACCCGATTTATCAACTTCACGACAAAGCGTATCGATATCGTCCGCAAGTTGTGGAAAATAACTATCAAAGGCGTAACCTTGCTGTTTCATGATCTGCTTAAATTCATAAAGCGCTTGTGAAGCATTAGTAAAGCGAACGTATTTGCCAGCGACGAAATACTCTTCAACCGCTTTACAAAAAACATCAATGTCGCTACCGCTAAGCTTAAAGGTCTCACGCATAGCGTTAACATCACCATCAAAGACCTTTTTAAAATCTTTAATCTCGAAGCGGTAATCGTTGACATAAAAGCGCAACTCGTAAAACTCAAGACCGATTTGATTATCATATTTAATACCGTTTTCGATAAAGTACGCTAAGAGCGTATCAGCGATCTCAACGAGATTCGGAAAAAAGAGCGTGTGTACTGTGTTTGTATCGTTAAGCCCTTGACCTGCCCAGGCTTTCAAAAATGCGCCGATGCTATCAAACGTCGTAGCAGTAGTAGTGAGACAACGTTTAAACGTAATGCTATTAAGTGTAACGCTTTCCGCGTTTTCGTTAGTCATATCCGCCACTGCCGCGTAAAAAGTGCGGTCAGTGCGGTTCTTTTTATTATCCGTGGTATTCATAATAAAGTATCGCTTTCTTTATTTGTTATTTTTTATGATGTCGAGCTGAGCGACTGTAAGCAACTTTCGATGCCCCTCGTACATCATCGAAGGAGCTATCGATTTCGCTTACTTTAGTGCTGTCACTCATTTCAACTTTTTTACCGTCTGAGTCATAAAACCATTCGCGGAGATTTTTAATGTTCCATTGCATACGAGTTGATGGGTCTTTCAAACTATCGACAAATTTTGTAGGGCTGAGAAGACGGACGCTTCGAATTGCGGCACGGGCGTTCTTTAATTGTGCATCTGTTGCGCCTGCCTTTTTCATTACTTTGTAACGTGACTCAAGAGCGCTGATATATTGATTCTTTTTGTCTTTTGCGTAGCCCGTTTTCATTTTGCGGACTTGCGTCTCATTCAACCTGCTAAATTTGCTTTTTTGTTCGCTTGCCCAATCTTTACCCATTGCCACGCCATCAGCTCGCCCACCGCCTTCGATGGTCGTATCCATCTGGCGAAATAGCTGAAGCTTTTTCGTCGTTGATTCGCGGTAGATACCGCCCGTGTGAGGGTTGACCGCGAGATCATTAGACGCGTAAGCTTTCGTCTTAAGCTTACTCGCTACGCGTCGTACTGTCTTTGTGTCCATCTCTTTACTCGAGAGAGTATTAGTACCAAGGACAGCTTTAATCTCTTCGTCTTTTGCGCCCATACGCGAGAGCTGATTCACACGCCGTGTGATATATCCGCGGTCACTGCTGAGGCTTGTTTTTTTCTTAGCTGTCATAATCTAGTCCTTTCATGAATACCGTCATAGGGATATTCGAAGTAAGCTTTTTATATTCAATGTCCAAAACCTTAAAACCGTCGTATCCGTTTTCCTCGCAGTAATGAGCGTAGCGACGCTTTATCTCTGATTCTCTACGACGTAGCGCGAGTGTCATGTCATGTTGTGTCGTTGTTACATTGCCTTCGTTGTCTACTTTGTAAACGTAGCCTTTCGCAAATGTAATCTCTCGTCGTACGCTTACTGTACGTTCGTTGTCGTCCATGTACTTGTAATAAACTTTACGCATAATATTTTAGTCCTTTTTGTTTTTCTTTACTATAAGTATACACCTAATCATCTATCTTGTCAAGTGTAATACCCTACTTTTTTTAAAAATGCTTATATGTTTTTATTTTAAATGAGAGAAGAAGTACTCAGCGTCCATGTTGTAATCTCTTGGCTCAATTGCTGACTTTTTACGTTTCGTCTTTGCGTATGCGTCAACTATATCAGAGTAGCTCACATCTTTATCTTGCGAGAGTAGCAGTTCTAAACAAGCATCCACGCGCTTAATCTTCAAATCTTTTGGCCCAGCCTTACGCATCCATGACTCAACTTTCTTCAATTGTTGAGGCGCTCGGTATAGATCCATTTTCATATTCCAACAGTAAGACTTAATCAATAGACCTGCTGACTTCGGTAAGACGCTATCAGGCATGTAATAATCTAAAAACATATTTTTCTGATTCATTAAATCCCTCACGTACCCTTGGTACGCTTTAAATAATTCTAGGCTTAGTGTTTCCATCTGGAGATTTTCT